ATGGATCACACTTTAACAAGAGAAGAATCTTTAAGATTAATGGAACTTCTGCAACTGCCTATGGAGCAGTATGGAAACTTTCCACTCATGAGGAAAGCTTTTCTTGCAAGATGCAGAGTTCTTCATCCAGATAAAGGGGGAGATCAGACATTAGCTAAAGAACTGATCACCTTGTATAGAAAACTCGAAGAACATCTTCCACAACTGGATCCCCAAGAGAGATTTTCAACTGATCAGGTCTGTGTGGGGGACCCTGGGATTAAGTTTATGAAGGACTGGCTTGATTGTAATCAAAATCTAGGTAATTGCACCTGTCTCTTCTGCCTCCTAAGAGATGATCACAATGAAAAATGTAAAGGAGCACGGCCCAAGTGCTGGGGACAGTGTCTCTGCTTTAAATGCTATATAACATGGTTTGGCCTGGAACATAACTGGGAGATCTTTTTGAGCTGGAGAGGAATTGTTGGTTTGATGCCCTTTTGTGCCTTGAATATTTAGGTAAGTTTTGTATTTTTTAGATTCCTACCTATGGGACCGAGGAGTGGGAGGCCTGGTGGAGAAACTTTAATCAAGATTATGATTTGTTTTGCAATGAAATGTTTGATGCCTCAGATGAAGAGGAGCTTCCACAATCCCAGTCCCAAAAGAGACCACCGAGTCCTGAAGAAGAGGAACCCCAAACATCCCAAGCTACACCCCCTAAGAAGAAGAAGCCTGCAGAAACTCCAAAAGACATTCCTAAGGACTTAAAGGAATTCCTAAGTAATGCTATTTTAAGTAATAAGACTATAACTGCTTTTCTTGTATATACTACCTTAGAAAAAAGCCAGCTATTGTATAAAAAATTAACTGAGAAATATAAACCTGTGTTCATTAGTAGGCATAAACTAGAAACTGAGGGCTTTGTTTATATGCTGACTCCAGGAAGACATAGAGTGTCTGCTGTTGCAAATTATTGTAGTACCCTATGCAGTATTAGCTTTCTTGTAGTTAAAGGGATTATTAAGGAAATAGCATTGTATAATCATCTGTGTGTGGCTCCCTATGCTGTATTGCAGGAAAATTTACCTGGGGGATTAAATTCTGAATTTTTTGACATGACTGAAGAAGCAAAAAATGTATGCTGGACTCCAGTGTGCCAATATGCTCTAGATATAATGTGTGATGATGTATATTTGCTTATGGGACTTTATAAAGAATTTGCAGTAGATGTTAATGACTGTAAAAAGTGTAATTATAAAGTAATTCCAGATCACTATGATCATCATAGAAAACACCATGCAAATGCTCTATTATTTGTAGAGTCCAGAAATCAAAAAACCATTTGTCAGCAGGCAGTAGATGGAGTAATAGCTCAAAGAAGAGTTGATGTGGCTCAACTTTCCAGAAAAGAGCAATTAGGAAAGAGATTTGAGAAATTATTGCACAAAATGGAAAGTCTATTCTCAGCAAATTCACCACAAACTATAACTATGTATATGGCTGGAGTTACTTGGTACAATAATTTCTTTGCAGGGATTAATATGAAAGACTTTGTTTTGGAGTATCTAGAATGTATGGTCACCAATATTCCTAAGAAAAGATACTGGCTTTTTACAGGCCCTGTCAATACTGGCAAGACAACCTTAGCAGCAGCCCTTTTAGATCTATGTGGAGGAAAGTCATTAAATATAAATACTCCCTTCGATAAAATCAATTTTGAGTTAGGTGTAGCCATAGATCAATTTTCAGTAGTATTTGAAGATGTAAAGGGGCAGCAGGCAGATAATAAAGATTTACCATCTGGACAAGGCATTAGTAATCTTGATAACCTCAGAGACTATTTAGATGGAGCAGTGAAAGTCAATCTTGAAAAGAAACATTTAAATAAAAAAACCCAAATATTTCCCCCAGGAATAGTAACCTGCAATGAATACAAACTACCAATTACACTTAGAGTAAGGTTTTGTAAAAAAATTAAATTCACTTTTCAGAAGAATCAATACCTAGCTTTAAAAAAAACAGAGGATCTGCAAACATATAGAATATTGCAAAGTGGAATTACTTTACTAATGTTATTGATTTATTACTGTGATGTGGAGGATTTTCTTATGGATCTTCAGCCTTTAATTCTAAAGTGGAAAACCCGAATCAATGAGGAAGTAACTGTGACTGCTATGAGTGATATGGATCTTAATTGTAAGGAAGGGAAAGATATACTTGGAAAAAGAGAAGCCACACAAGAAGATTCTGGAATATTCTGAATTTATTCAATAAACTCAATTTGCAACAGGAATTTGAGTCACTTCTTGTCCATACTTATTGATGTACCTAACCATATCAGGGTCCCCAGGCAGCCTTTCCACACCTTCATAAACTCTAACTTCCTCAACCTGAGCTCCCTCTCCCTCCATGTCCTGACCCTGCATTTTAGGCATCATCTCTGAAAACAGAGTGTTCAGCAGTGAACTCACAGGGTATGGGTTTTTCACAAGTCTTTTTCTAAGAGTTACATTAAAATACCTAGGCAGCCCTCTGAATTGCATTTTGTTATTGCTCTGGGTTCTGAAACCACAAATATCAGCAGCACTTAGGTACAGGCCATCTCCTTTGCACAGGGGCCCCACTCCATTTTCATTCAGCAAGATTGTTGTCACTGTATTGGTGAACTGCATAACTGGAGGAGTTGTGAGGCCTCCTGTGTAGCTGCCAAAGTATCTTGTGTTTTCATTTTTTGAAGGATCAGGGCTCCACACTTCAATAGGAAATTTGCCATCTGCAAGCAATTTTCCCTTTAGTTGTGGATCTAGCACTTGTGCAGTTTTTGGAAGATTTTTGGTTACAATAGTTCCCTCTGGATAGGTACACCTGTAGTTATCTACTAGGAGCTGCAGCTCCAGAGCTTCACCTCCTACTGCAAAGAAGTGAAAGTTGAGACCCTGAATAGGAAACCCAGCTCCCTCATTTTCATACTCTCGCTTTACTGCACTATGCACATTTGTAAGGGAGTTTATACCCACAACCTCTGTTTTTACACTAATTGCTTCCCACATCAAAATGGTATCACAGGTAATGTCCTCATTTAGCATTGGCAGATCAATTTTTGCTGTGCTGTAACATGGCAGCTCTTTAATTCCAGGGCGATCATTTGTATGATCCTGGGATACTGTTATGTTGTCACTGAAGCCATAATAGTCTGTATCAGGTCCTTGTCCCATCCGAGGATTGAGAAAGGCTTCAATTTGAGTTATGCTATCAGGCCCGGTCCGCACACTAAGCACTTCTATGCCCCCACTAATGATTAGCTTTGGTACTTCTGCTGGCTTTCCAGCCAGCTTTGCGGGGCCTTTTCTTTTTGGGGCCATCTTCTTCCTCCTCTATTTCTTTGATGGTTTCTCCCCAGCTGGGTGAAATGTCCCCGTACAGCCCTAGAATTAAAGGCAGCATCCAGTCAGGAGTATGTCTTTGGTGGGCACCACCAGGTGAATCATATTTTTCCACATATTCAGCAGATTTCTGATTTGATTGGGCCCCATCATACCTATCATATCTATAAGGCTCTTCCTCTCCTAGGTTTCTAGCTAATTGTCTTGCCCTAATAGGATTTAGGGGCGAAAGTTTACTGTAGTAGGTCTCTAGGCCACTGTAAAGATTTAGACTAGGTAAATTGGTTACAGCCCACCTAGCATTTTCAAAATATCTTGCTAGTGTTTCCCCAACAGTTTGTGTGGTTCTCAAAGCAAGATCTCTGCTTAAATCCCCTATTTGTCTAGAGGCTTCTCTTTCAACAGATTGCCAAAAATATCTTCCAACAGCATGATACAGATCACTGGCCCACCTAGCTGGATCAATATAATTTACAAATCTAACAAAAGGAAGAAGACCAGGAAAATTATAATCCACATCTGGAAACCAGAGTTGTAAAGCCATATTTTGGTTAAGATTAGCTAAAGGAGTACTGAACTCGTATGAATATGGATAAAGAGCTGCTGCTACAGCTGCACCTACTGTTATAGAACCAGTAGCAGTGATTTCACTAGCAGCAAGAGCAGCTAGAACCTGTGGAAAGTTGGGAGTTAGAGTTTGAAGAGCCGAATATGCCTCTGTAGAAACTTCAGCAGCTGCTAAGGCCTCGGCCTCTGTTAGTTCACCATAAGTAACTAAATTAGCAATGTGGGACTGAAGAAGTTCGGCTGTAGTGAAGGCTTCACCAGATATAATACTTTCAGCAGAGAGGCCTGTGACTGAGGCGAGTTCAAACACTTCAGCAAGGACAGTTAGAAAGGCTCCCATAACCTAGAAAATATAAAGCATACCTCAAATGGCGGATAGATTCACATCAGCAGTTTCTGTAGCTCTTCGGTCAGTGACCGCAAATGTTCTGCCAAGTTTAGCTGCTGACGCATGTCTTGGCAAGCTAAGCAGTCACAAGCTGTCTCCTCCCTTTCCTGTTCGGAATGTCCTAGGCTTAAAGCCAAGGTTCCTTTCCCAAGTTCTGGGACGCATGCCAAGTTTCTGTCTACTGAGTCAGTTCCTTGTTTTGAGAAATACATTACTTGTACTTTTCCACAGTGTTTTAAAGTTGCTTTAACTTTGTCCATATAATAATTAATCTTTTGTTTAAATCTTGCCAATTCCCAGCCACATTCCACCTTATTTAGAACAGTTTTATGTTCTTTGGCAAGCTTGTAGAATTCTTCCAGTATGCACATAATGTCCCCAAGCACAGCTGCTGAAGCATGACTAATGCTAAACACCCGCAGTAAGCACTTGAGTGTCTGCCAAAGCACTTGGATCATTTTTTTTTTGTAGTATAAGAGGCCAGAGGCTGCCTGCCCCTACCTTTCAGAAGCAAAAAGAGAGAGGCTTTTCGGAGGCTTTTCAGAGGCTTGCTCCTGCAGACCTAAAAAAGAGCAGAAA